ACTGGGGATCTAGTGACCGGCTGAAACAGGATATCGAAACAATAGGCAAAGATAAATTCACTCGCGAAATAATCCATTTATGTAAAACAAGAGGCATAACAAACTACATGGAGTGCTACTATCAAATGAAAGAGCATGTATTACTCCGTGACAACAACTATAACGGCATAATCAATATAAGACTAGGCATAGGCTCAGTCAAAGGCATATTAAAAGAAGATTTAAATTAGTCACTGATGCAGATGTGTTCTGTGTCCTATGAGGTGATCGTGTTAAACACGTGGAACGTACAAGACTAGACTTGTACCCGGGACGACAACCAGGCAATTAAGTATAAAAGCTAAATGATGTAGGCTCTGAGAAAAAGCAACCTACGTGCTTAGATAATTTCGCTAACTAGGGATTATCAAGCATCCGCCACATGAATCTAGAGTAGGGAGTACCGGGTGACCGCTTCCGTTCGTAAGAAATCTCTTTTAGTTAGTATGACGCAGTACTCGGATGATGTACTAGGTTATAATTTGCCTGCGGATAGGTGAATTATGACTTATATCTGGATGATGCACGATAGGGTTAGTAAGTATCACTGTTAACTAATCTTAATTAGACTAAAAGAAAAGAACTTCGAGCGAAAGCGAAGAAGTAGATGTCAAAGACATCTTAACTTAACCCATTAATGTTCTAGGAGAAAATCAGATCATAAAAAAAGGACCATCTTTCCTCATGATCCTTTTTAGTTAGTTTTACTCTAGATTCAGAATGTTACTTCTTTTCCCAGATTGTATATAAAACCCATACTGCGATTAAACCAGCCAAGCCTTCGTTGCCTAGTGATTTAACGATGCCAGTTACAGAACCAATTACATCTGTTCCTGGAAGAAATGGTACTGTGTTACCGCCAAATAAAATTTCTAAAGCGATGAACATTGCCATTAAAGTCACTGCTAAATGAGCAATCTCTTTAGCCCACTTCTTTACGTTTTCTAATACTTTCATAAGTATTACCTCCTAAAAAGTGATTAAGTATTTCAACTTAATCTTAAATTTCCAAGTCTTGCTTGGATCTAGTATGTTACATTTTTAGCGTAACATTCTTTTATTTAGACTCTGAGCGTAGTATAATCTACATAGTTATAAAAAATACCCCAATTGGCATAACTACAGCCATTCATAATATTGGGTTATTACTCAAGCCTACATAGTAATATAGCATATTTTGATTATTTTGTCAAGATCTAGTCTAGAAGAACGGCATTTTGGTTTTTTTGGTTGTTTCCATATTGTCTTTAACAATTTTAGAAACAGTGCTTCTTTCCTCTGGTGATAGTTGCATGGCTTCGGTGTATGTGAGTCCTCCCCTCATATACCATGTTAGCCTTAGACTTTCTTCTCTTATGGCTCCTACATCCTTTTCCATGTCATCGACGAGTTTGGCAATCTCATCAGAATCCAAGGAGAGAAGCCTTATCCGAAAAAATTTGCTTGATCCAAAGTGAATGCCTGAATAAACTCGTGTTTACATTCTGGACATGTTAACTGTAGTGGTTCAAGTTCCCCTTGACCTCTAAGAGCAACAACATGATCTCTAATTTGACTAAACAATTTTCTATCGCAGTTTACTAAAAGCTCACGTATCTGCTGTTTATCTGTTACAGGAGTATCGTCTAGTTGAATAGTATTGATGCTATTAACTAAACTATCAATAGTCAAATTTGTAATATTAGCTAAACTTCTCTGTAATAAAGATGCTTTGTCCTCTTCAGATACATCTGGATTATCGGCCATTGACAATGCTTTTTGTTCTTCAAACTGACGTGTAGCATTTTCATTTAGTTGTTTATATGACATTGGACTGAAATATATAGTCATGCCCGATGTTGTTAGTGGATCGGTGTAGTCAACTGTTTTAATTTTATCTAAAACATTTCTTAAATCAAGAGTAAAATCTGATCGTTCTTTACATTCAGGGCAAGTACTACCCATTTCCATTTCGTGGCCGTAACTAGCAATTCTAATAGCAACCAGTAATAGATCAACATCAGTTTGTAATATAGCCCATGGGTCTTTAATATTAGGTACACAACTTCTAAAGATTTCAGTTGTTGCAGAACCATTATACAGTGCGTCCGGAGTTCTAGACATAATCTCATCTAAAGCAGTCATCGGATATATAGGTAATTCGCCATTGGGTGGCATATCAATAACACCTTGGGGATATCCTTTACCTTCACTAGGTAATTTTACATAAATTGCAGGTTGTCTAAAAAACTTAGACAACGGATTTGCTTGATTTTCAGCCATGGTTTTTTTCCGATAAATATGTTATATAACACTAATATTTATATACGTATAAAACCAGGTAAAAATTAAATGGCAGACACAGACCAAGATTTAGAAGAATTAGGGCGACAGGCCCGAGAAGCCGCTAACGCTCTTAGAGAGCTCTCTGGAGTGCGTCGTGTTGAAAGAGATTCTACAGAAAAAAATACTTCTTCTAAAGATAATAACACTAAAGCAACCCATGAAGTTAATAAAGCTCTGGCACTTTATGAAAAAACAATTGGCAGAAATATTTCTGCGGCCTATCGAGGTGAAAAAGCAGGTAAACAGTTTGCTATTGCCATTGAACAAGCGGCCGATGTTTTAACAGTGTTAATTGCCCTTGCAGGGCCATTTGGCAAACTTGGTAGGTTAATTGGCGTTGTAGCTGTTCAACTAGCAAAACTATTTGGTAAAGAGTCAGTTGATAAGGCACAAAAATTATACGATACATTCCAACAGATTGGTACCGTAGGCGGAGGCTTTGGGACAAGTCTTGAGGATCTTGCTAAAACAGCACAACAAGCTGGATTTGGTCTAGAACAACTTGAACAATATTCGGCATTGATTAGACAGAATGCTAGTGCGTTATCAATGTTTGGTGGGTCAGTAGTAGACGGTACTAGACAGTTTAGTTCTATGGTAGAACCATTGGTTTATGGTAGACTGGGCGAACGATTACAGAATATGGGTTTAAGTATTGGGGAAATACAAGAAGCCTCAGCAAGATATACAAAACTACAAACTAGACTTGGATTCACACAGTCAATGAGCAACGAAGAGTTGACTAGAAGCACTTATGGTTATTTAGAAAACTTAAACCTATTAAGTAGATTGACAGGTGCTAGTGTTGAACAACAACAGGCCGCACAAGATAAGGTAATGGGACAACAACGTTTCCGTGCCGCATATGAAGAAGCACGATTGAGTGGTGATACTGCACGTATGGCTAAAATGCAGAAAGCTATGGACATGTACACTTACTACACATCTATTGGTGCTGAAGATCTAGCACAAGGTGTAGCTGACGCATCAACAGGCTTTATTGGAACTAGTGAATCGTCAATGCAGATCTATCGTTCGGTTCCTGAGATACAGCGAATACTCAACGACTCGAGTTTGTCTTCGCTCGAAAGTGTTAAACAAGTTTCAATATCAGCCGCTGAGACTCAACAAAGATTTTTAACAGCGGCCAAAGCAGGAGCAGATATTAGTGGCATATTTGGTAATACAGCACAGGCATTAGATGCAGGAATACGTGCTAGGTCATTGTCTGAAGAAAATTTAAGAAAAGTAATTGATCAACAAATAGTTAATCAGGAAAGTAGTATTGCTAAGTTTACACAAGCAACAATTGGTTTACAATACGAAGCAAGAAATGCTTTCCAAGATTTAATCGCTAAAGGAATAAGCCCAGCAACAGACGCATTAGCCGCATATTCAAAGTTTGTAAATGGTGTAATACAAGCACCTAAAAATTTTAACGAAGCGTCATCAAAAATGTATGACGATGCTGTTAAAAATGATGTACCGTTACATCATATGATGGCGGATGGTGGATCAGTTACTGCTAAAACACCTTACATTGTTGGTGAAAAAGGTCCAGAAGTATTTGTACCTAAAGTTGCAGGAGACATAATACCTAATCATTTATCAATGAATCCTAAACAAGCATTGACATACGCAGATGAACGGGAAAGAAAGAAACAAGTGCTTCGCTTAGGTTCACAGCTTGGTGATACTGGCAATAAAACTATTGTTTCGCTGGATGACACTAAGAGACAAGAATTGAACGATTTTATACACGGCATACAATCATATAATGGACCGTTGACTTCAACAGCAATGGGTAATACCACTGGACCTGCTTTACCTAGACTAGAAAGTGGTTCTAATCTAGAAAACTATTTAAAAACATTTGAAACAGAAACAGCACAGGCTAGAGAAAAACAAATCCAAAATGAATTAGAAGCAAGTTTACTATCTGATTCATCAAATAAGACAACAACAGATACAAAAAATGACGAGCTTATGTTATCGCAAAATAACAAACTTGATGAACTTATTACTATAATGAAACGTTCATTATCAACACAAGAACGCACAGCATCAGCACTACAATAACCTTTTTGGTTAAATCCGCATTGACCTTTTGACTTTTATTTGCTAAAGTTTAGAATAGCGATAAATACTATCCATATACAAAAGGTTAACCTATGGCAAGTTGGAAAAAATATTTTAAAGTAGCAGATCGTACAGATGGATCAATGAGTCCTATCAGTGGTATGAATAGACCACAAGGCGGAGCCTCAGACGACTTTGCTTTCCGTAATTATCAATCAAGTTTACCAGAAGTCTACTCAGGACACCCTAATCGTGTTGAACGTTATAACCAATATGAAGCTATGGATATGGATTCAGAGATCAATGCTTGTTTAGATATTATCGCAGAATTCTCAACACAGGTAAATGATCAAAACGGTACAGCATTTGAAATAGACTTTACAGAAAAACCAACAGACCACGAAGTTGACATTATTAAAAAACAACTACAACAGTGGACCAAACTAAATCAATTTGATCAACGTATTTTTAAACTATTTAGAAATACTATCAAGTATGGTGATCAAGTATTCATCCGTGATCCAGAAACATTTGAACTGTACTGGGTTGACATGTCAAAAGTTTCAAGAGTTATTGTCAACGAAGCAGAAGGCAAAAAACCAGAACAATATGTGGTTAGAGATATTAATCCTAACTTTGAGAACTTGACAGTAGCGGCTAAAACAGCACAAGATGCTAACACTAATCCACCAACACAGGGCGGATATACTCCACCTAATAACTTTACAGCACCTAATGCGGCCGCTGGAGCAGGTGGTGGAAGATTTGGACAGGCCATGAATGAAAGTGCTATTGAAGCAGGTCACGTAGTACACTTATCATTATCAGAAGGCCTAGACTTTAAATGGCCATTTGGTACCAGTGTATTAGAAAACATTTACAAGGTCTACAAGCAAAAAGAACTGTTAGAAGATGCTATATTGATATACCGTGTGCAACGTGCACCAGAGCGTAGAATCTTCAAAATTGACGTAGGTAATATGCCAAGTCATATGGCAATGGCCTTTGTTGAACGTATTAAAAACGAAATTCATCAACGACGTATTCCAACACAGAGTGGCGGTGGACAAAGTGTAGTAGACGCTACATACAATCCGTTATCAATTAACGAAGATTACTTCTTCCCAGTAACAGCAGACGGTAGAGGTTCTAGTGTAGACACATTACCAGGTGGACAAAACCTTGGTGAGATTGATGACTTAAAATACTTTAACAACAAACTATCACGTGGCTTAAGAGTACCAAGTTCATACTTGCCTACTGGTCCAGATGAATCAGCACAGGCATTGAGTGATGGTAGAGTTGGTACAGCACTTATTCAAGAATATAGATTTAATCAATACTGCATGAGATTGCAGAATCAAATTATTAATAAACTAGATGATGAATTTAAAATGTTCCTACGCTTTAGAGGCTTTAATATTGACTCATCACTGTTTAACTTAAAATTTAATCCACCACAAAACTTTGCGTCATACAGACAAGCAGAGTTAGATGCTCAGCGTGTTAATGTGTTTACAGCACTAGAAGGTGTTCCATATATCAGTAAGCGTTTTGCTCTACAACGTTTCTTAGGCTTGTCCGAAGAAGAACTAAGACAGAACGAAGACCTATGGTCAGAAGAGTCAGACAACATGGAATCACCAGGAGCATCAGGCAGTGATCTAAGATCCGTTGGTATTAGCCCTGGCGATATTGATGCAGACCTGACTACAGGTGAAGAAATTGATGCAAACCTAGAAGCACCAGATGTAGATCTAGGCACTGAAGAAGGTGGCGAAGAAGTATAAATACTAACATGATACTTAACGAACTCTACGACAAACAACCAGAAGGCTATCAAGACGCTGACCAGGATCACAGCAAAGCTCGTATTGGTGATCTACGTAAAACTAAACTAACTCTTAAGCAGTTAAACAAGTTACGTATCATGAATGATGTTCGATCATACGAACAAACACAAAAAGCAAAACGTGTTCAACAGCAGTACGGAACACCAGCAGAAGCACCTCAATTATAAGAAATTCCTAAAAAAGGCGCCTTTTTGGGCCTTTTTCGCATAAAAAACTCCAATATTAAGAAAAATCGTGTAAATACACTCACAAAGCCATATATGGAGAACAAAAACATGGAAAATAAATTTGAACAGTTAATTGAGTATATCATTAACGACGAAGAAGACAAAGCTAAAGAGCTTTTCCATGATGTAGTGGTTGAAAAATCACGTGACATCTATGAAGAGTTAATGGCAGAAGAAGAAGCAACTGAAGAAGTTGTTGAATCTGAAGACGAACAAGTTGAAGAATCAGCTGAAGAAGAAGTTGAAGAATCAATCGAAACAGAAGAAGAAGTTGGTGGCGACGAAGCAGACGATTTAATTGCTGACATTGAAGCTGACGAAGAAGGCGTTACAGAAGAAGAAGACGAAGGTGAAGAAGAGTCTGAAGAAGATGAAGACTTAGAAGACCGTGTAGTTGACTTAGAAGACAAATTAGACGAATTAATGGCTGAGTTCGAAGGCTTAATGGCTGACGGTGATGCTGAAGAAGAAATGGGCGAACCAGAAGCAGAAGAAGAAATGGGTGAACCAGAAGAAATGGAAGTACCTATGGAATCTGAAGAAGCAACTGAAGAAGTTGTTGAAGCTGAAGAAGAAGTAGCAGAAGAAGAAGAAGCTCTTGAAGAAGGTGCTGATCTTAAACCAGCTACTAAGCCAGAAACAAAAGAAGGTGCAGACCAGACTAAATCACCAGTAGCGGCTAATGCCGGTGCTAAAGGTGCAGAGGCTAAGCCACAAGCATCAAAAGGTGAAGAAAAAGGTTCTGCAACACCTAAAGCAGAAGATCAAGGCGGTACTACTGAGCCAGATCTTAAAAAAGTTTAATTTAAACTTTATTATATAGGTACCTTACAATATGTCAAACATATACTTAAAAGAACATCTTAACCATTCAATGGCCAACATGATTGTTGAGTCAGCAAACGATGGTAAAGATTTATATATGAAAGGTATCTGCATCCAGGGTGGTGTAAAAAACGCTAATGAACGTGTATATCCAGTTTCTGAAATTGAAAGTGCAGTTAAAACACTGAACGAACAAGTTACAGGTGGATATAGCGTTTTAGGCGAAGTTGATCACCCAGATGATTTAAAAATCAACCTTGACCGTGTATCACATATGATTGAAAATATGTGGATGGATGGTCCAAATGGATGTGGTAAATTAAAGATTCTACCTACACCGATGGGTCAACTAGTTAAAACTATGTTAGAGTCAGGTGTGAAGTTAGGAGTTTCGAGTCGCGGTAGCGGAAACGTTAACGAGGACTCAGGACAAGTCAGTGATTTTGAAATTATCACTGTCGACATCGTATCGCAACCAAGTGCTCCGAATGCTTACCCTACAGCAATTTATGAAGGTCTTATGAATATGAGACATGGTCATAATGTTTTAGAGATGGCAAGAGAGGCTAGTGGTGATGCTAAAGTACAACGATATTTGAAGAGTGAAGTTTTAAGACTCATCAAAGATCTTAAGGCTTAATAGGAGAATGGCATGCTAGATGTACTAAAACCATTATTAGACAGCGATCTAGTTAACGAAGAAACTCGTGCTGAAATATCAGAAGCATGGGACGCTAAGTTAAACGAAGCTCGTGAGTCTGTTCGTGCTGAATTACGTGAAGAGTTCGCTCAGAAGTATGAACACGATAAACAAACAATGGTTGAAGCAATCGATCGCATGGTAACAGAAAGTTTGAAAACTGAAATGGCTGAAATGCAGGAAGAAAAAGCCAAATTAGCAGAAGACCGTGTTAACCAAGTTAACAAAATGAAAGAATCAGCAGAAAAATTTAATAACTTTATGGTTACTAAATTAGCTGAAGAACTCAAAGATCTTCGATCAGACAGAAAGGTACAAGCTGAATCAGTTGAAAAATTGGAACAGTTTGTGGTTAAAGCGTTAGCAGAAGAAATTAAAGAATTTGCACAAGACAAACAGGACGTTGTTGAGACTAAAGTTAAACTTGTTGCAGAAGCTCGTGCGAAACTAGAAGAACTTAAAACTAAGTTCGTTACAGAATCAAGTGAGAAAATGACTAACGCAGTTGCCAAGCATTTGAAAGCAGAACTTTCGCAATTACAAGAAGATATCAAAGTTGCTCGTGAGAACACCTTTGGTAGAAAAATCTTTGAAGCATTTGCTAGTGAATTTGGCGCAACTCATTTAAATGAGAACGCAGAAATTCGTAAACTAGTTGACGCTATCGCAGAAAAAGATCAACAAATTGCAGAAGCAACCGATAAGCTCAACGAAACTACCAAGTTGGTTGAGTCAAAAGAAAATGAGATTGTCATGATCAAAGAGTCTAATGAGCGTGAAGCAAAATTAGATGAACTACTTTCTAATCTTAATGATGAGAAAGCAGAAGTTATGACTAATTTATTAGAGGGTGTTGCTACTAAGAAATTAGAAGCGGCCTTTAACAAATATCTTCCAGCGGTGCTTAACGAGAATGTAGTGAAGTCTAAAAAAGCGACACTTACAGAATCTGTTAAGGAAGTAACTGGAGATAAAAACAAGCAAGTTGAAGAAGTTAAAAAAGACGAAGATGGCAACATCATCGACTTACGCAAACTTGCTGGTATTTAAAGACATTAGGAGATAATTATGTCACAAGAACTACTTGAAAGCCGTTGGGGTGAGACTAAAGACGCTTTATTAGAAGGTCTACAAGGCAACAAACGCAACTCAATGGGTGTTATTTTAGAAAACACAAAAAACTACTTAGCTGAAGCGGCAACATCAGGCGCATCAGCGGCAGGTAACGTAGCAACACTAAACCGTGTAATTCTTCCAGTTATTCGTCGAGTTATGCCAACAGTTATTGCTAACGAAATCGTTGGTGTACAACCAATGACAGGCCCAGTAGGCCAAATTCATACATTACGTGTACGTTATGCTGAAACATTAGATGCAACAGGTTCAGCAAATGATACAACAGCAGGTGACGAAGCATTATCACCATTCCAAATCTCAACAGCATACGCTGGTGACGGAACTGCTGGTAAAGCTGACTCTACAGCAGGTAAAGAAGGTACAGGCGGTCGTAAGATTTCAGTACAAATTCTTAAACAAGCTGTTGAAGCAAAAACACGTAAATTACAAGCACGTTGGACATTTGAAGCGGCTCAAGACGCTCAATCACAACACGGTATTGACGTAGAAGCAGAAGTAATGGCGGCATTAGCACAAGAAATTACTGCTGAGATCGACCAAGAAGTTTTAGCTTCATTACGTTCATTAGCGGCTACAGAGTTTACATACAACCAAGCAACTGTATCAGGTACAGCTACATTCGTTGGTGACGAACACGCGGCTTTAGCGGTTCTAATCAACAGAACAGCTAACTTGGTTGCACAACGCACAAGACGTGGTGCTGGTAACTGGGCTGTTGTTTCACCAGCGGCATTAACAGTTTTACAATCAGCTACTACTTCAGCGTTTGCACGTTCAACTGAAGGTACATTTGAAGCACCAACAAACACTAAATTCGTTGGTACATTAAACTCAGCAATGAAAGTTTATGTTGACTCATATGCTTCAGACACAACTCCAGTTTTAGTTGGTTATAAAGGTTCATCAGAAGCTGATGCGGCGGC